AAGAAGGAACTTTGCGCCCAATGATCCATTGAAGAATAGAATCCAATATTTTGTCCACTTCAAATTTCTGCCAGGACTAGGATTTTACGGATTTGGACTCATTCACATGATTGGCGGTTTGAGCAGAACTGCAACGGCTGCTCTCCGCCAATTATTAGATGCAGGAACGTTATCTAATTTACCAGCTGGATTTAAACAAAGAGGAGTACGTGTACAAGACGATGCTCAATCTATTCAACCAGGTGAATGGAGAGATGTTGATGCACCGGGTGGAAGCTTAAAAGAATCATTTTATAATTTACCGTACAAAGAACCATCAGCAACTTTATTACAATTAATGGGTATTGTGGTTCAAGCAGGTCAAAGATTTGCAGCTATTGCTGATATGCAAGTAGGCGAAGGAAATCAACAAGCTGCTGTAGGAACAACTATTGCTCTTCTTGAAAGAGGATCAAGAGTTATGTCAGCTATACACAAAAGATTGTATGTAGCGATGAAACAAGAATTTAAATTACTAGCTAAAATTTTTGGAAGTTATTTACCACCTGAATATCCATACGATGTTGTAGGTGCAGCAAGAATTGTTAAGCAACAAGACTTTGATCAAAGAGTCGATGTATTACCGGTAGCGGATCCAAATATATTCTCTATGTCTCAAAGAGTGAGTATGGCACAAACAGAATTACAATTAGCCATGTCTAATCCACAAATGCATAATTTATATATGGCTTACAGAAAAATGTATGAAGCAATTGGTGTTAAGAATATTGATGAGATATTACCACCTCCTCCACCACCATTACCAAAAGATCCAAGTTTAGAAAACATTGATGCATTAGCTCAAAAACCTTTCCAAGCCTTTCCAGGTCAAGATCATAGAGCCCACATCACTTCTCACTTAAACTTTATGGCTACTAATTTAGTTAGAAATAATCCACCAGTTATGGGTGCATTACAGAAGAACTGTTTAGAGCATATTAGTTTAATGGCTCAAGAACAAATTGAATTAGAGTTTAGAGAAGAGTTTCAAATGCTTCCACAACTTCAACAACAAGCAGGTATGAATCCTCAAGCTCAACAACAGCTACAGCAAATCTCTCAAAAGATTGAAGCTAGAAAAGCTGTATTGATTGCAGAGATGACTGAAGAGTTTATGAAGGAAGAGAGAACAATAACATCTCAATTTGATCACGATCCTCTACTTAAACTTAAATCTAGAGAAGTAGATCTAAAAGCTATGGAAAGCCAAAGAAAAGAAATGGAAACAGAAGCTAAGATTAACTTAGATAAAGCTAAGCTAATCCAGAACAGAGATATTACAGACGATAAATTAAAGCAAAATGAAGAATTAGCAGAACTGAGAGCAGATACTGCAATGGCTAAAACAGAGATGACTACTCAGGCTAAACTATATTCCGACCAAATGAAAAGGAAGGATGTTAAGACCTTGAAAGGTCCTAAAAGGTAGTCTATAACAAGGAGTAATTATGACTAAAATAGAAAAAGCAAGCAAAGACAAAGTTGGTAGAAAAGGAAGTGTTTCCTTAAATAAAACTGACTCTGTTGCTGTGCCTCCTCAAAACTTACACATCGATCCAAAAGGTGCGTCAAGCTTTAGAGGAAGAGGCGTTTATATCGCTCAAGGTGATACGAACGAAGTAAAAGGCACTAAGCGAATGCTTAAGGATAAAAAGAAAACCGCAACTTGGTATTAGGAAATTTTGCGCGCATCGCGCATATATCCTATATTTTAAAGGAATAAAATGGCTTGGTTCGGATTAGCAAAAATAGCTCTTCAAGCGGGAGCTAAAATATATTCAAACAGACAAAAGACAAAAATGGCTATGTCTGATGCACAACTTATGCATGCAGAAAAGATGGCCCGAGGTGAGGAATCTTACCAAGGCAAACTTTTAGAAGCCCGTCAAAACGACTATAAAGACGAATTCGTCCTCGTGATTATTTCGGCGCCCATCATTGTGTTAATTTGGGCAGTGATGTCAGACGATCCAACGGCGATGGACAAGGTAAAACTCTTTTTTGAGTATTTTCAGTCCCTTCCAAAATGGTTCACAAATTTATGGATTTTAGTCTGCGCGAGTATTTTTGGTATAAAGGGTACACAAATATTTAGGAACGGTAAAAAATAATGGGAGATATTGCACTAAGAGGACATGGAAGAGCGATGTATGCCAAAGGTGGTCGTACTCATGTTACTAA